TACCCTGGCGACTAAGCGCCAAGGCGGGTTTTTCGGGATCGAGGCAAAACGCCCTTTACGGGTCGTTTTTCTGCAAAACGAGAATGATTTTGGGGACGTCGGGGAGGCCCTAATCGACATTACCGACGGCCTTATGCTGCATCCTCCGGAAATGCAGACCCTCCGCGATAATCTGCATATATACCGCCTCAAGGGCGTAACCGGCCCCGATTTCCTCGACGAAATGCGGCGCCTAGTAAAGCTCCACGCCGCGGACGTCGTGGTTTGCGACCCCCTTATGGCGTTTGCCGGTATCCAGGTAACCGATCAACAGGAGGTTACCAATTTCTTTCGGCAAGGCGTCGATACCATCCTTTCCGAATCTGGGGCCGTCCTCGTCGCCGTCCACCATACGACCAAACCTAGGTCGGCCAAGGATACCGCAGGACAAACCTCCGCGGACCTCGCATATAGCGGGGGCGGCCATTCCGAGATCGTAAACTATGTAAGAGAGGTCGCCGTCCTCCAACGCTGCCCAGGGGAGGAACCGATCTTTAAGTTTTCCCTAACCAAGCGCCGCAACCGTTCGGGTATGCGGGACGACCTAGGCGATTACGCCGGGGATATCTACGTCCGTCATTCCCCAACCCGCGGCGTTATCCGTTGGGAAAGGTCCAGCCCGCCCGACGATCCCAACGCCAAGGCCGATTCCAAGCCCGCCAAGGGGTCGCCACGGGCTTTCGAGAGGTAAACCCTTCCGTCGCCCCAGACACCCCCTCCAGACCCCCTTTCCCTTGCGGTATATTTCCAGGCATACTTCCGTAATATCCCCTAAAGGGGATATAGAAATCTCCCACCCTCCCTTTGGGTCGGGGGTCGATTTCATTTCAACCCTACCAACCCCGCGTTAACCCTATGGGCAGACAATTCCGACCGCATCGGTTAACAACCGCCCAGCTCCGGCGTATGCAGACCCTAAAACGCTGGAAAACGCTATGGGCCGAACAACCCGACCGAATGGAACAGATACGAAAGACGGCGACCAAGATAGCAGCAGACAAACGCCACAGGCGCAACCTGGCCCTCCGCGATATCCTTACCTCCTGGCCCGATACCCTGTCCCCAGACGAATTCCGGCAGCAGATCGACGCCATAGCGCCAAACCTAAACCCCAAATCCGTCGTTAACCGCGTACGTCGATTAGGGTACCTTACGTTCGACCCATTCCTTGGGGCGTGGATAAATCATACCAAAGCCCCGATTGCGGATTGTGAATAATGTGCGAATATACCCCCGTTGACCAAACAGGTAAACATTCCGGCCCAATATGCGGCCTGGTGGCGATCTCTTACGCCCCAGGACCGTCGTCTGCTTATCGCCCGTAAGCTATTCGACCCGTCCGACCTTACCGGGGATAAGCGCCCGGATAGGTCCCGCGTAAACGACGGGCATTTTGATTTTAGCAGATCGGAGGAGCAGAATACCTTTAACCGCCAGGGTAAGCAGGGTAACCTTAAGACCCTTACCCCTTCAGCTGCCGAGGAGGTTGCCCAGGCCGAGGAGGTTACCCTGGCCTCCTTAGACCCGCGTATCGAGCAGCTGGACCTCGCCTCCTTCCGGTTGCGGGCAATGCTGGAGTTTCTCCTAGATGGTCTGGACGCCTCGACCGATCCTGCGATGCGCCTTAAGGCCGACGTTATCCGCATCGTCGTCGGGGAGGGCCGCCCGCCCCGTATGTCCGAGCTGGCAAAGGCCCACAACCTAACCAGGTCCGCGGTATCTCTCCAATGTCGGAAGCTATTGCGCCGTATGGGGCTGCCTCCTTCCCGGTTTATGCGACCCGAGGACGAGGTCCGGACGATGCGGGTTGCCTACCTGGTCCGACAGGCCCGCGTCGATCATATGGGCGCAGAGTTACCCCCGAAAAACGAGGGAAAACCCCGAATTTCTAGGGTTTGTACCCCCCATACCCCCGGTAAGGAATCTATTTATATGACGGGTAATGACGAAATGCGGGCGCGACCCCGGAAAAAAGTGACAGAAAAACGCAGTTTTCCATTGGGGAAAGGGGATACCCGCCAAATCGGCCAAACCTAATTGATTTTTTAAATGACGGACGGCGTAAAACTTTCAAATAAACAAATCGCGGCGCATTTCGGTTTTACCGTCGCCCGAGCTGCTGCGCTTATTCGCCAGGGTATGCCGGTCGATTCCCTGGAGGCCGCAGAATCCTGGAGGCACGCCAGATTACTTCGCGGGCAACGCGGGGGCGTCGAGCAACGGGCGGCAATCGTCGTTAACCCCGACGACGTCTCGCCCGATCTAGATTTCGAGGATACCGTCGTCCGGCACCGGGAGCTTAAGGAGGCGGCCCGCCAAGCTTACATCGCGGCCCGTAACGCCGGGGATACCCAGGCGCCCAAACTGTATACGACGTACCAATCAATCGTCCAAACCTTGGTTAAGCTGGAACGGGAATCCCTAGCCCGAAAGATCGAATCCAAGGAGCTGATTAAAACCTCGGCAGCAATCGAGAGGTTTGGGCGGGTTATCGCCGAGATTAAATCGGATATGCTATCCCTCGCCAATTCCATAGCAAACCAGGTTAACCCGGATAACCAGGGTAAGGCGTATAAGGTTATCGACGAAAAGGTTAACGCCCTCTTGGCTAAATGGGCCGGTAGCGCCGACGCGGTAATCGACGAGGCGCTCGACGCCCAGGTCCAGGGGGATCGGCCAGATTTCGATAGCTTACCCCAGGAGGAGGAACCCGATGAAAACTGACAGTTTCGAGAGGGATATGCGGCGCATACTAGCGCCCAACCCTTACCGGCGCCCGGTTGAATTCCTGGAGCATTTCCTAACCCGTATCCCGTATTCGGCCCGCGGTAATGGCGGGGGTTTCTCGATCTCGACGGCGCCCTGGCTGCGGGAACCCCTGGAGGCGATATTCGATCCAGAGGTCCAGGAAATGGGCGTCCAGGCCGCGGTCCAGCTTGGGAAATCCCTTTTGATTGAGGGGGCGTCCTGCATTATCCCGGTAAACGATCCCGGGCCTACCCTTATCCTTACGGATATCGACCGTAACGGAAAGGATTACCTGGAGTCTCGTTTATCCCGCGTATGGAACGTATGCGAACCGACGCGGGCGCAGCTTCCCGCCGGTATCCCCAAGGAGGGGGTTATTAACTTTGCGTCGAACCCCTGTTGGGTCCTGGGGGCCAAAAACGATTCCAACCTCCACGGGCGTTCGATCCGGTATTTGTTCGGCGACGAGGTTTGGCGTTGGGACCCTGGGGCGTTGGCGAGGGCCGAGCGCCGCGTATCGGCGAACAAGGCCCGGAGTAAGGTCGTATTCGTTTCCCAGGCCGGACTAGACGGCGGGGAATGGGCGTTCTGGTGGTCTGGAACCGATCAACGGGTCTGGACCTGGGTCTGCCCGAGCTGCGGGACGGCGCAGGGTTACGAATGGGAACAGGTTATCTTTCCAAAGGACGCCAAGAAATCGACGGGTTGGGACCTCAACGCGGTTAAGAAGGGGACGACGTACCAATGCAAGGGTTGCAAGGTCCATTTCCCCGACCGGGTTTCGGTCCGTACCGATCTTAACTTAACCGGGCGTTACGTCGCCCAGAATCCCGACGCCTCCCGACGCGGGTACCATTGGAACGCCCTATGCGCCCAGGAGCTTGGTCTGTCCTGGGGCGAGCTTGCGGTCGAATGTATCGAGGCGGCAAGGCATTATAACGAGAATGGGGATAACAGTAAGCGCCGGGATTTCCTTATGCAGCGCCTAGCCCGGACGTACAAGGAGGAGGCCGACGAAATCCAGATCGGTGCCGCGGAAGGGAAATACAAGCTCGGGGAGGTTTGGGACGACGAGGGCGGGTTCGTAATGGGCAAACCCAGGCAAGGCCGGGACCTTACCCAGGATATGCGGTCGGCGCCGGATTTCGTCCGTATGCGGTTTATGGGCGTCGATTTCCAGCAAAACGGGTTTTATTGGGTTGTCCGAGCATTTTCCGGCGATGGGCGATCTCGTTTGGTCGGCTGCGGTTTCTGCCTTACGATTGCGGAGCTTGTGGACCTGGCGAAACGTAACGAGGTACACCCTGCTAACGTATTCCTGGATTCGGGTTATAAGCCCGACGACGCCCTTATGGCGTGCGCTGCCCACGGTTGGACGGCGACCCGCGGCGACCAACGTAACGAATTCCCCTGGAAAATCCGTACCCCGATGGGGAATAAGATCGAAATGCGGGCGTATTCGACGCCGGTCGTCGAGGCCGTTGGGCAAAAGCGATGCAAACGGTTTTATTTCTCTAATCTGCGTACAAAGGATACCCTAAGTATGCTTATCCGTAAGGGTTTAAATACCTATGCCGAGGACGCCCCGGAGGAATACCTTAAGCAAATGCAATCTGAGCGCCGCGAGGTTAAGACGGGCGGGCGTCCGGTTTGGGAGCAGATTGACCGGAGGCCGAACCATTTTTGGGATTGCGAGGTTATCATTACCCTCCCCGCTATGGCGTGGCGTCTGATCGGCAAGGCGGCGCAGCTGGCGGAGGAGCCGGTACCCGAGGAGGAAACGCCCCAGGAGGGTTGAACCGTGGACAACCTGTCCCTAGGCGTATTGACAAATCGAGGAAATCGGGGAGATTTCTTTTGCGCCTCTTACGTTCGGGCTTGTTCGCGGGGGTGGCAACGGTCCTCGCATCGCATAGGTTGCGGGGATCGTCCGTTTTTTGACTCCCGCGTTGCGGTATGGCACGTCCGACGGGTTGTTTCCTTATTCTTTCCCAGGCCCGAATCGAGGCCCTGGTCGATAAAGCATACGAAAACCTGGCCTCGGGCCGTGTCCTTATGAGCTATTCCGATTCCGGGACGAGCGTAAGCAAGGATTGGCCGATGGAGGTTTCCCAGGTCCTGGTCGAATGCCGGTACGCCCTCCAAATCAAGGACCCGCAGCAATACGGCGGGATCGACCGCGTCCGCGTTTATAACGGCCTTTGGAATTTCCGGGGCCTTTAATTTCGATCTATGGCCCAGAATAACAAGGAAAACCCCCTCAAAAAGGTCCGCAAGGCGGTCCGCGACGTCAAGGCATACGCCAAGCGCAAGGGCCTAAAGGCGAAAAGCTACGGCGGCGCCGGTGGGGGATCGGGCATTTTCTCGCAATTTGAGGGCGCCAAGTATAGCAATAAGCGCCAATGGGTTAATACGCCCTGGCCCGCCGACCAGAAGCGGGTAATGACGACGTTCGACCGCCAGGAGCTAACGCGGAAAATGCGTTGGTTGGCGGTTAACGCGGGTCTTGTCCGGCAGCTTATTGCCGATATGGCCCTTTATGCGGTCGGTTCGGGTATCCGCGCCCAGGCCGCAACCGGCGACGCCCAGATCGACGCCCTTTACGATTCTTACTTTTTCGATTGGGCAAACAAACCTTGCGAGATCACCGGCCGTTTTAATTTCTGGGAGGCGCAGCTTTTAATGTCCCGCCGGGTCGATATCGACGGGGAAATTTTCGTCCTTAAGACGTTTAGCTCGTCGGGAACCCCTTTAATCCAGCTTATCGAATCCCACCGCGTCGGGGCCTCCTCGACCGCCCAGGGACAGGTTGATGGGGTTTGGGACGGTATCGTATTTAATAAATTTGGGGCCGTTGTGGGGTATAATGTTATCCGATCCGACGGTACGGCCCGCAATGTTTCGGCCAATTCTATGCTGCACGTCTACCACCCCGAAAGCTCCTCCGGCGCTCGGGCGTATAGTCCCCTCCAGCATTCGATTAATAACTTGATTGATATCCTCGAAATCCTCTCCTTGGAAAAGGTCGCTATGAAAGTAGGGGCGGACGTAGTACGCACGATCACCCGCGAAAACCCGCAATTCGACGGGTCCTCGTCTGATTTCGAGGCGTTTGGTATGCGTCCCCAAGATTACCCTAACCAGGTTTACCAAAACCCGGAGGAGGTAGGCGCCTTTATCGGCGGCAAAACCGTCGCCCTAGCTCCTGGCGAGGACCTTAAAATGGTCGAATCGGGCCGCCCGTCGCCGAATACCGTTTCCGCGATTGAATACCTCGAAAAGGATTCCTGCGCCGGTTTCCTACCCTGGGCCTTTAGTGGCGATCCCACTAAATCGGGCGGCAGCGCAACCCGGTTGGTCGTGGCTAAAACTGAGCGTACGGTTAATTCCCGCCAGGATATGCTAATCCATAGGGCGCTTAACCCGATCTATGGATACGTTATCGGTACCGCGATTGCCCGAGGCGAGCTTCCGGCAAACGATAATTGGAATAAGGTTAATTGGGTTACCCCGCGCCGGATTTCCGTAGATGCGGGCCGCGAGGCCGCCGCCAACCTGGCCGATATTACGACCGGCCTTAAGACGTTAAGCGACCATTACGCCGAGCTTGGTATGGATTACCGCCAGGAGGTCCGGCGCCGAGCTGCCGACGCCAAGCTTATTAACGATACCGCAACGGAATTCGGGGTCCCCCCGTCGTCGATCTTCGCTCCGGCCAATACTCCTTTGGCCGATATTAACCAGGCTGCCGCGTCCGGGGGAACCCCTGGCCCGGAGTCTACCGATTTCCAACCCCTGTTTAACGGGGAACCCTCCTAATCCCCTACTTTTATGCGTAATCTGTCTAACGATATTCGATCCAACCGTCCGGTCCTTATCCAACCGACCCTTGCCAAGGCGTTCCTGGAACGCTGCGCCTCTTTCCAGCTCCCCCTCGCCGCCAAGGCGTCCGATATGTCGGATATGCTGGAGGCCGTATTCGGCGCCAAGGCGTCCCTAGAGAAATTCCCCCCCTTTGCGGTCCTGCCGATTAAGGGCGTAATTGGTCGCAACCTGTCCGACCTGGACGCGGCTTGCGGCGCTTGCGATCTGGAGGACGTGGAGGAAATGCTGGAGGAATGCGAACGGGACCCGGCGATTACGACCATTATCCTGGACGTCGATTCCCCTGGCGGCACGTCGGTCGGGGTTCCGGAGCTTGCCAAGCGTATCCGCGAATGCTCCAAGCGCACGATCTCCTTTACCTCCGGGGATTGCTGCTCGGCGGCCTATTGGCTAGCTTCCCAGGCGTCGGAATTCTACGCAACCCCGTCGTCCTCGGTCGCCAACGTCGGTTGTTATATCGTTTATAACGATATGTCTGCGGCCTTTGCCCAGGAGGGCGTCGCGGTTGACGTCATCCGATCCGGCGATCTTAAGGGCCTCGGGGTTCCGGGTACGTCCCTCTCCAAATCGCAGCGGGACCAGCTCCAGGCCGAGGTTATCGAAATCGCCGACAATTTTAAGGCCGACGTTAAGCTCGTCCGCGAATTCGTCCAGGACGACGATATGAACGGCCAAGCTTTTTCCGGCAAAAAGGCCGCCGAAAAGGGTTTTGTTACGGCGCTAACCAACGGTTTCGACGAGCTTATGCAGACCCTGGACGCCGAGGTCGCCGCCCAGATCGAGGCCGACGAGGCAAACGACGCCGGTGCCAATTCTAGCGCCGCCTACCGCGACCCTGGCGAGGATGAGGGTATGTCCCGCCTTGCTGCCGCCCGCGCCCTCAAGGGTATCCCTGGCGGCCTCCACGCCCTTGTCGCCAAGGCCGAGAAAACCCCCGAGGAGGAGGAAAAGGACGGATCGGAACCGATGCCCAAGAAGGGTAAGAAGCTTAAGAAGTCTAACGACGAGGACCAGGACGACGAGGAAAAGCCCGACGAGCCTGTTTCCGAGGACGACAAGGAGGAGGGCGAGGAAAAGCCCGAATCTAACGACGAGGAGGAAAAGCCCGAATCCGAGGACGACGAAAAGCAGCCCGACGCGGAGGATTCCGAGGAGGACCCCAAGGCCGAGGACGGCGAGGACGACGAAAAGAAAGACCCCGAATCCGAGGACGACGACGAAAAGCCCGAATCCGAGGAAAAGGACGAGGAGGACCCCAAGGCCGAGGAGGATAACGACGACGCCAAGGAAAAGGCCGAGGAGGAATCTGACACCGGCGACAAGGCCGTCGATACCGACGAGGAGCCGGAAAAGAAGGGCGCCCGTAACCGTTCCCGGGGGATCGCTTGACTCCCGCGTTGGACTAATCGCTTACCGTATGACCCTGGAGCAATCCCTTAAGGCCCTCAAGGCCGCATTCGGCGCCAAATCGTCCGAGGCCGAATCCAACGCCCAGGCGCTTTCCGCGTCCAAGGCGAAAATCGAGGCCCAGGCCGCCGAGCTTTCCGATCTTTCGGAAAAGTTTGCCGCGGTTTCCGGCCTTGCTGCCGAGCGAGACACCCTGGCCGCCAAGGTCGAGGAGCTTACCAAGGCCCTGGCCGCCTCTAACGAGCTTAAGGCCCAGGCCGTCGGCCAAATCGAATCTGCCGGTAAGGTTGCCGCCAAGATCGCCTCCGCGGTTGGCGTTGCCCCCGCAGAAATCTCCCCGGCCGATAACGTCGTCGCTAAATCCAGCGCCGAGGTTTGGTCTGAATATTGTTCGATCTCCAATCCGTCCGAAAAGGTAGCTTTTTACAATAAGCACCGGGCCGCGATTGTCGCCCATTTGGGCATTAAGTAACCCTTTACCCCTAATCTCATCCTAAACTAATATGTCCAACTCCGTCCTCAACCAGGGTTTGGCCCCGCAGTTTGTCGCAGCCGAAACGCTCCGCACGCTCGTCCCGGTCCTTGCCCCTCTCAATAAGATCGTCACGACCGATTTCAGCGCCTACGTCGCCGAAAAGGGTCAGGTCGTCCATACCCGTTATAGCAATAGCTTTACGGCCTCGACCTATTCGTCTGCTACCGGTTTCGTCCCGGAAAACGCCGTCTCTACCGACGTCGCTATTACCCTGGCCGACCATAAGTACGTCGCCGCCGCCTTTACCGATACCGAGGTCGCCACGATCTCGCTCGATATGCTGCGCCGCGTCTTTATCGCCCCTATGGCGAACGCCACGGTTAAGAGTCTTTTCGATTCTGTGATCGCCCAGACGACCGCGGCCAATTACGCCAAGGTCGGTTATTCCGGCCTTGCTGCTAATTTCAACCGCCAGGCCGTCGCCGGTGTCGCTACCAATATGACCAAGGGTAACCTCCCGTTCGCCGACCGCGCTATGCTGCTGGTGCCGGACGCCTTTGGACAGCTCCTCCAGGACCCGACCGTCGCTCAGTATCTCTCGATTGGCGATACCTCCGTCGTCCGCGACGGTAAGGTTGGCCGCCTCCACGGGATCGATATTTATGAATACGCCGGTTGGCCGACCTCTGGTACGACCTTTACCGAGGACCTGGCGGGCATCGCCTCCTGCCGCGAGGGCCACGTTATCGTTACCCGCGTCCCTGCTGCCCCGACGACGGGCGGCGGCGAGCAGCTCACCGTCCAGGACCCGGATAGCGGTTTCGCCTTTGCGCTCCGCAGCTGGTACGATTGGACCAAGGGCCTGTCGAATATCTCGGCCTCTTGGATTACCGGCAATTCTGTCGGTAACCCTGGCGCCGCCCTCCGCATCGTCATTACCGACCTCTAATCCGAAAGGGTTAAGGTCCGACGACAAGGCCCCCAGATCGGGGGCCTTTTCTTTTGGCGCCCCCGTAGACCCCTCCAGGAGGTCCGTAGCGGGCTTTTGACTCCCGCGTTGCGGTATGGGCCTATTCGACGCAGAATGGGCGGCAGACGCCGCCGAAATCCTTGCGGAGATTCCCAAGGCCGTAACGGTTCGACGCGGATCGGGCGCAGCTACCGCCTTTAACGTCCTTATGGGGCCGCCTATGGTCCAGCAAAACCTCGAAACCGGCGGTTTCCTTAATACTACTGCGTTCGACGTTAAATTCCTTAAGACGGACGCCAATCTCCACCCTGGTCTTATCGCTTACGGTAACCTGGTGAGCTATAACGGCCTTAATTACCGGATTGTCGCCATTAACGACCGTCCTCCCTCGGCCTGGGTTATCGTCCGCGTCGAGGGCGCCGCCGGTCCTGCCTAATGGCGACGACGGCCCGAAAAAACATCCAGATCGACGCCTCGGCGCTAATCGATCATTTGCACGATTTTGCTTTGGTAATGGGCAAAAGCTTGGGCGAGGTCGTCCGCGACCAGGCGGGCCTATTTTGCCAGGATATGATCGCTTATTCCCGGCCTTTCGGGGGGAAATCCCCTGGGTCTGGCGCCACCGGCCAAGCTAAAACCTCCGGGAATGAGAATGTTAAGAATTCAATCCGCAAAATCTTTCGTCCCCTAGAGCTGGCGACCAAGGAACAGATTGCCTCGGTTGGTCGGTACGACGTTTTTAAAATGTGGACCAAGCGCAAGGGCGAACGGGTCCAAGGCAAAGGAAAGGCAATCCGTTGGCAGCTTTTCCAAGAAAAGTACGCCCGATCCTCCGGCCTAACCTTTGTCGAACCCGGCGACCTGGGTACGATGGGCAGGATTCACCGCGGCGCCCGTAACGATAACGGACGCGGCTCCCTTAATGCTAACGCCCGAAACGCAAAGGAACCCTTTGCAATCGTCGCAAAGGACAAGGATATCGAACGCTATATTAAGCTGCACCAGAAAGACGTCGGTACCCTTAAATCGGCCTATTATTATTCCGGCGTCGGGATTAAGGGTAAGATTAAGGCGCCCGCCTGGGCAAAGCAGGAGGAGGGACGATCTAACGCAATCGCCTTGGATAAGGTCGGACAACCCAAAATGCCCGAGGTTACCGTCGGAAATAAGATTGGGAAAAAGGCCGGAAACGATAAATTTGTACGCCTTGCAATCTCGCATCGGGCTTATGCTATGCGGGTTAAAATGGCCGCAGAGCTGAATAAGCAAAAGATTCCCCTATGGGCCGCCTCGGCCCAAGGCAAAACCGTCCGAACCGCCAAGTTTTTTTGATTTATGCCCACCCTCTACGGAATCCGAACCGTCGCCGAGCAATCGGTCCTTGCCTGGTTCAATACTAACGCCGCATACCTCCCCGGCGTTGAGATCAACGCGGGCCAAACGGACGAAATCCGTTCGGTCCCCCTTATCATCCTCCACGCAGAAAGCGCCCGCGCCCACCCCGACCTTGGGGGGAACCCCTTGGGCAATTTCGAGCTTACCTTTAAAATCTACGTCTATTCGTCTGCCGACGATTCGACCCTGGCGCAGCACCGGGAACGGGTCGAGGCCGTCCAGGGGATTATGCAGGACGTCGCGGGGCTAACCGCAGCTTGGACCCAGGGTAGCCTATACGCAGCTTGGGTCGTCTCGGACGACGAGGGCGTTGCAGATCGCCGGTACGGCAATATTATCGAATATACCCTTATTGCGGCTTACCCCCCGCTTACTTGACTCCCGCGTTGCCTTAACAACCGACCAACCTTATGGCCCTCCCTCAAACTTACGGCGTTTCCCACGTTTTCGGGGTCCTCGATTCCGGTATTTTCGTTACGATCCAGACGGATTCCGTTGACCAGAAACCCGCCCTCGACGTCGAGGTTATGGACGAGACGGGCCGCGTTATTACCGACCGCCTGGACGACCAGCGCCTGGAAACCACGATGTCCGGCGTCCTTAAGACGGGCGGCTCGGTTCCGGAGGCCGGAGATCAATTTACTTACGACGGGGTCGTTTATATCATCAAGGGCGTTACGAATGACGGCGCTAATAACGCCTTTCGTAAGGTTACTATGAAGCTGGTTAAATACCAGGAAATCGCCTAATCGGCAAATATCTCGCCCGTGGCCTCCCGTTGGACACAGGCCGCAACAATCCTGCGACCGGAAATCCTGGTCTGCGGGGTTCGTTTGCTTCCGTTTTGCCTCCGGCACCGCGTCGCCCTAGAGGCAATCGATTCGCCGATCCTCAATACGTCGGAACCCCTTACGGCAAAGCATATGATTGCCGCGGTCCGTATCCTATCGACGCACGACCTGGAGCAAATCCGGCGTCCGCATACCCTCCGCGAATCCTGGTGGTTAGGCCGGTTGACGTTTTCCAATACGGTCCTTTCCCAAGAGGCCGCAAAGCTCGCCGCATATATGGAGGCGCAATCCCTTTGGCCTCGTTTCTGGGTTAAGGAGGAATCGGAGGCCCGATCTGGCGGCGTCCCCTGGCCCCTGGCGATTGTCGCCAATCTAACCCGCAACGGTTGTACCCTAACCGAGGCGTGGACGATGCCGGAGGCCGAGGCCGTCTGGCTGCACGTTGCCAATACCATCGCCTCGGGCGCTAAGGTCGAGGTCGTTTCCGACAAGGAATGGGAAGCTATGGAACGGTACAAGGCCGAAGAGGCCGCCAAGCTTGCCGCCTCCAATCCAGGAGATCGCAAAAATTAATTTATGTCCGACGACGTTAAAGTTAAATTTGGCGGGGATTTCACCGACGTTTCTAAGGGCGCATCGGAGGCAACGTCCAAGGCCGGGGCCTCTCTTACGGCCTGGTTTAACGATTTTAAGAAATCGACCGAGGCAAGTATCCTCTCCTCCCTGGCCCTATCGAATATTTTTAGCAATTTCGTAAAGGGGGCCGCCGAGGCGCTCCAATACTTCCGCGAAATGGATTTAACCCTTAAACGGTTCGGGGGAAACGGGGACGCCCAATTCCAGCAGCTTGCCAAGTATGGCAAGGAGGTCGGGGTATCTATGGAAACCGTCGCTCGGACGACCAATTACTTTAACAAGGTCCGATCAGAGGCCGCCAAGGGTAATCAGACGTATGTCTCGATCCTAAAGCAATTCGGGTTTACGCAGAAGGAGATCAATTCCGGCAATATCTCTGCAATCGAGGTCCTGGGGCGCTTGGCCGACGCATACGATAAAACGGGTTACGAGGGCCTGGTCGGTGAAAGGGCGATGAATCTTTTCGGTATCCGAGGGAAGGAGCTTACGGCGATCTTTAAAAACGGCCGCGAATCCCTGGAGGCGTTTACCAAATCTATGGGGACGATGTCCCGGGAATCGATTACCAGGTTATCTGAGGTCCAGGCGAAGATCGAGCATTTCCAAAGGGTCCTTAAGGAAATTTTTTACGATAAACCTTTGGCCGGATACGCTAATTTCTTTACTGAGCAGCAAGCAGAAGGAGCTATTTCCGACGTAGAAAAAAACGCCTTTGAAACAAATTGGATTGGCGCATCCACCGGAAAACCGTCGGGTGGAGGTACCATCGCCCAACAGGCGTCCTCGGACGCAAACCAGGTCGTTAGTCAGTTGGAGGGATTCCTTCCCGCAATCAAGGCCGCGGCCGATTTTGCCAAGTATCGATCTACTTGGAAAGGCCAAGACGAGGATACGACCGCCTATATGAAGGAGCTTGCCAAATACCTTGCGCTCCAGGTTAAAAAGATGGAGGCAGCGCCGACCGAGAAAAAGGCGGGCCTCGAAATCCCCTTGGTTAAGGAATTACTAACCTCCTCCTCCCTCCAGGCGCTCGGGGGCGGGGACATTTCCTCGGTGCTATCTGGAACAATCCAGGCAAGTATGCTAACCGCAATGCAGGAAACCGCCAATAATACCGGCAAGCTGGCCGCCGAGGCCGACGCCAAAACCGGCTCCACGGCTCCGAACGTCGCCAAGTAATTTATGCCTAACCCCTCCATTACGCGGAAAGATTACGGAGATAACCTGGCGGTCGCCACGCCTTTGCCGATTGGATCGGTAACCGTGGACGGTTTCGGCCTCGCCCAGGCCCAGCTTAGTTTTACCGTAGACTCTACGGACGCCAACCTCGGCGCCTATCTGGCGTCCTTTGCCGACGGCGAGGATTATCAGTATAACCTTGGGTTTGAAATGAAGTCTTACAAGGTTTCCGCGTCGTACGGCAAGGGCGGCGTCGCAACCCTGGTCGTCGATTATATGGGCGTCCGTCCTCCGTCTGGATATACCAAGCCCCAGATTACCGGGATTGCGACCTCCACGGCGCAGCCAATCGAGGCGCACCCTAATTTTACCAAAGTTACAAATTCCTCCGCGGGCGGCGTTGTCCTTGCGGGTTACCCTCCGTCCAATTTGGTCGTTAACAATAAACCGATTTTCGTCCAATCGACCGATCCCTATGCGACTTGGACCTTTAGGGGTTTCGGGCTGCGTACCGACGGGGAGGTAAACATTAAGGCGGGTATCCGGCAATACTTGGCCCCCCTAGCGACCGTCCGAGGCCAGATTTTCCTTGGGCCAGGACAATCGTCCAAGGCGGCGGCGTTCCTCCAAAACGTCGGTAAGCGCCTGACTAACGACGATGTAGACGCCTTGGTTATCGACGATATTACGGGGGCGCTGGAATCCGTAGACCAAAATTACGCCCTACTTTCGGCGGCAAACGCGGAATGCATCGGCAACCCCGACAACCCGGCGGCCATTAAAGTAACGTACGATATTATGGTCGGCGGCGAGATCGGTTGGGATAAAGACATTTACGGACTAGCTTCTAATATCCTTTAATATGAATGACGCCGGATTTAACGGAACCGGGTCGCGGTTTAATACCCGTTTCGAGGCCGGTTCGCCGATCTACGCAAAACAGCTTAACGATCTGGCCGCCGGTATCCAGGCGGCGCTACCCCAACCCTTTACGGGTTACGGGCCGTCGGTATCCTATACTGCGGGCGGCGGCATTATCGCGGGCCAGCTGGAGGATACCCCGGTCGGGGGTAACCTTTGCCCCTTCTCGATCTATAACGTCCACAATACGGACGGGTCCTATTATATCAATATCGCCCCAGGAATGGTTAACAACCTGGTCGTTAAATCGGACGACGGCGAGCTGCTTACTAAGGACCCGCCCCCCGAAATCCAGGTTTTCTCGGGCGGCCTTACGACGACCCTAAAGGAAAACTTTATTTATATCCGTTGCGGGAATACCCCGAAATCGGGATCGACGGAAGCGCAATACCCATCGGTTTCCGGGGAAGGATACCCCTCAATCCGCGTCCGCGAGGCCGCCGACCGCGTAGACGATAACGATTATTCGTATATCCTGGTCGGCATCGTCGGCGGGATTAAGGAGCTTATTCCAGGATCGGACCCGCCCGCCTATTCCGAGAGGTTTATCATTACCAAGCTAATCGGTTGTAACTCCCTATGGTCGGAACGGTTCCGCTGCGGGACAAACGCGGCGACTTATTGGTGGAGCGCCGTATAAATGGCCCTACCCCTTAAAATCGGGGTCCCTTACGTCTTACTTGGTAAGGATAACGGGACGCAACCCCTAGGCGGTTCGATTTTTGGATCAGACGTCGTTACGGGTTTGCTCCAACCGCGCCAACCGGATTTTGTCGCCTACCAATGGTATTACCCAGAGTACGGCCCCGATTTTATTGCGGTCGTCACCCCTGCGGAGGGCGTCGAACCTGGTTACCTAGGGATTAAATATTTAAACGGTAACCCGGCCTTTACTCAGTCCTATCCGACAAATTGGACGAGCCAATATAACCCTGGCCCTCCCCTATACGAACCGGCGCCGAACCCGAACGGTTCGACCCAAACCGACGATATCGACGGGGACGGACTAGAAATCGATTACTTAGTTTACCCGCGTCTGGAATCAGAAACCCCGTACGATCTGTCCTTAAACGGGGGGCCGTTCTGCTTCCCTCCTGGGGCTATTTTCGGGATTCCGGTACCCTTAGACCCTAACATTAAATACCAACCTTTCTCAATCGATTTTGAGGCCCAAAACTTCCAATCCCGCGTCTATAACGAGGAATCCGGCGAATATGAGTTTTACCCCTTTGCCCAGGCGACGACGACCTACCGCCAGACCCAAAGCTTTAAGGTAACCCTCCTAATCGGCGAATGCTGCTGGAATGAGGGTACGGTTATCAAGGGGACGGTATTTTTTGCCAAGGCGCAGATTGATATGCAGCCAAACAAAACCGTCCAGGGGGACGAATGGGATTGGCAAGGCGCCTCGGGGGAAATGCCGGAAGGGCCTTACGACCAGGCCGGTTCCGCAGAATGGGAAATTACGATTGGGGATACCCTAGAATCCGAGGAGATCGAAATCCCCCTAAACGAGGGTAATTTCGTTACCTTTATTAACGATATTTGCGTTACCTCGGTTACCCCTCCCGCCTAACTTAGGGGGTTTGACTCCCGCGTTGGTCTATGGCGTCCCCGACGGTATCTTGGAAACGCGGCAGCACCTTTGCGGCCTCGGTAACTTATACCCCAGGAGCTGGCGACCCCTCGGACCTTTCTGGCGTTACCGTCCTTTGTTCGGTAATGGACCATCGGGAAACCCGTTACCCCCTAGTCGTTTCGATCCTGCCGGGGAACCTGTCCTTTAACATCCTTTATACCGGCGATACCTCGGAATGGGCGGTCGGCACCGCGGCGCTGGATTACAAATGCCTCGAAAATGGGGTCGTATTCTATTCCACGACGGCCCGGTTTACAATCGATCCCCAGATTACCCTCTAATGGCAACCCTTACGACGACGATTCAGTATTCCGAACCCGCGGGGACGATTATTACCGCCCTGGGCGTTCCTGGTCCTTCCGGACCTGGCGTACCTGTCGGCGGGGCTGCGGGCCAGATTTTGGCGAAAATCGATAGCGCCGATTATAATACCCATTGGATTACCCCCCAGGACGATTCGGCGATTTGGGGCCAGATCACCGGGGACATTGCCAATCAGCTCGACCTCTCGGCGGCGCTATCCCTTAAGCTCGACGTTTCGACCGCGGGATCGACGTATTATCTTAAGTCCAACCCGGACGGATTTATTACCAGCTCGGCCCTCGCCCCCTACCTCCTTTCCTCGACGGCCTCGGCGACGTACCAGACCCTCTCGGGAATGGCCGATTACCTGTCCAAGGCCGGAAACCTGGCGGGTATCGCCGACCCCTTAGTCGCCCGCGCCAACCTCGGCTTAGGCGAACAAAACGACCCGACGTTCGCCGCGGTTTATACGTCCGAGGCCCCGTTTTCCTCCGGGCTGGAACCGTCCTCCGTTTACCTTAACGGACCCAACGGCGGCAATTACCTCGATCTTACCAACGGCCTCGTCCTAGAGGTCCCTGGAACCGGTATCCGATTCCCGGACGCCTCGATCCAGGTTACGGCCTTTAATACGTCCCTCCTGGCGCCTTACCTTACGATTACCAACGCAGCGGCGACGTACGCGGTAATCGCCCGCGGCCTCCCCGCCGGTGGTAATACGGCCCAGGTCCTTACCAAATCGAGCAACGTCGATTATGCCTCAACCTGGACGACCATTATCCCAGGGGATCGTTACCTTACCAGCTCGACGACGCCGAACACCGTTTCCAACGGCGCCAAAACCTTTGCGGTCCAAACCGGCCTTTCCTATACCCCGACCCAGGACGTAACGATTTCGTACGACTCCAATAACCATATGCACGCGGTGGTTACGTCGTACAATACCGCAACGGGTATCTTGGTCGTTAACGTCAATCACCATACCGGATCGGGGACGTATTCCTCTTGGGTCGTTAATGTCGGGGGTACGGTCCCGGCGCAGACGGTCGCCTGGGGTTCGATAACCGGGACAATTTCGTCGCAGCTGGACCTCCAGGAGCAGCTCGATACCAAGCTTAATACGGCGACCGCGGCGTCTACCTATTACCTCCAGACCAACCCGGCGGGTTTTATTACCAGCTCGGCCCTAGCGCCGTACCTCCTCGCCTCGACCGCGGCCTCGACGTACCTAACCCAGGCAAGCGCCGCCTCGACGTACTTTACGATCTCGTCGGCTGCGGGTAAGGCAAACCTTTCGGGGGCGACGTTTACCGGCAAGATTAACCTGGCGACGATTAATGCCGCAAGCCCCAGCTTTAACCTCGGCGGGCAATGCGATTCTGCGCCTGCGTCTGCTACAAACGGGGACGTCTGGGTTTCTAATGCTGCCTCCCCTAAATTAACCTACCGGGCCGGAGGTATTAATTTCAACGTCCCCGTCCTAAATCAGTTCAACACCTTTACCGGGCAGATGGTGATTAACACGACCTCTTCATCGACCGCCGCCCTGCGTGTCACTCAGCTCGGAACCGCCAACGCCATCGAGGTTGAGGACAGCACGACGCCAGACGCAACAAGGTTTGCCGTCGATCAGTTTGGTAAGGTTGGCATTGGCGTCGCCCCCGATGCAACTGCGGCGCTCAAGGTTGATACTAACGGTATTATGTTTGGCGACGGCACAACGCAGACAACGGCGGCTGTTCCTCCTGGCCCGCCAGGAATCAGTACGAACAAGGCAACTGTAATATCCGTTGGTTCCTGCGTGGCGGCGGCTTGTTCTAACTTTGTCGCTAACAGCTCTGGCGGCCCGGATAAAACTTATTTTACGTTTAACATTACAAACCAAAACACGCTCGGGTTAATGCTTTACGGTAGCGGCATTACAAACGTTGTTGTTACTGCGTCCTCGGTTGGGTTTCCGACTTATGAAACCATTACTTGTAACGCAATAATTAGCGGTTCTGGAACAACTGTTACGACCGACGATTATTATTGGCAAGCCGGTCTGCCTACAGGCGCTACTTATGATGTTCGTATGGCGTTTGCTGGGGGCGGCGATAACTCCGACTTTTACGTCCAACAAATTAGTATCTAATGACCTACCTCATCTGCATCGCCATCGGCTTCGTCGCCGGCCTGGTCACGGGTCTGCTAATTATGCGAAAGCATAAGGCGGCCTCCGATTCCCTGGAATCCAAGGGCCGCAAGCTGCTGGATATCCTTAAGGGACGTTAACCGATCTCCAGACGCCTCCCGCGTTAATTACCCTTATGCTAATTAACGTCGCCCGCGTTTGCCTACCTCCGTTCGTCTTGGCCCTCCTCTTGGGTTGCCGGTCGAACAAGGAACCCGCCCAGGAACCCGTCGTCGTCCAGCCCGCGGTATCCCAAGGCGCCCTCCAGACGGTCGGCGAGAAGATCGACAAGGCCGACAGTAGGGTCGCCGCCGCGGTAACCGTTGCGGTCGAGAATAAGGAAAACCCCAAGGTCGTCGAGGCCGAGGGTAAGCTGGCCCTCTCATACCTCCCGGTCCCCTCCGAGGGCGATCTGGCGTTTGCCCGCCAACGTGCCGCAGCCAAGGATGGCGAAAAGGCGTACCGCGACCAGGCGTCCTTTGCCAAGGAATTCCTCGCCAAGATCGACGCAGATTGGAAAGCCGCCGAGGCCCAATCCAAGCGCAACGCCTCGGACCTGGCCGCCGCCCTTACCAAGGTTAACCAGCTGGAGGCAAAGGTTAAGGCCGTCCAAACCGAGGCCGACGAGAAAATCCGTAAGATCGAGGCCGAATCGTCCCGGAATATCTGGAGTCTAACCGGCGCCGCGTTGGCGGTCCTGGGGGCGGTCGCCTCGGCCTTTGTCGGTTTCCGCGTCGGCGGGGTAATCCTCCTATGCGGGGTCCTATGCGGGTCGGTCCCCTTTGTATATGGTTCGACGTACTTCCCTTGGGTTGCGGGGCTTACCCTAGCGGGGGCGGGCGGGTTGGGCCTATGGCGCCTTTACGATTACGTCCGCGATCTCAACGCAGCCAAGGGGGTTCCCCCTTCCGACGATGCCTCCCCGACGCCCTAAAGTTATAACCCGAAAGCTCGGGCGGGAACGTGCCTGGGGCCAATGTCATTACGACCCGACCTCACCGACCGTGGAAATCGACCCCCGCCTTGGGGCCAAGCGAAAATTGGAGGTCCTTATCCACGAGGCCGTCCATTTGTTTTTCGGCCCCGATCTGCCGGAGTCTAAAGTAGATGCAGCGGGCAAGTATATCCGCGACGTCCTTTGGTCCCAGAATTACCGCCAGGTCCTTTTAGAAGCTAACGCCAAACCCCCTCGCATTACTTGAGCGCCTCGCCCGTCAATCCCGAGGAGGTCCCCCAGGAGGTCCGCGACGGTTTGGTCGCATCGGTCCTCGGGGCGTTGGCGATGGCCGGTCGCCTCCTCCTTTCCGAAACTCCCGTATCGCCTGGATGGGTCGCCCGTCGAATTCTCGCCGCGGCGATCACCGCCCTATTCGTCGGATTCTACGCCCAGGAAAGTATCGCCTCGGTACCCTTGCGATATTCGGTCGTCGGCGCAGCGGGTTACGCGGCCCCGGAATGTTTGGACGCATTGCTACGGGCAATAAAGAAACGAGCCGAGGCCGAGGTCGGCAAGGCGGTCGGAATTAAGACGACGAAAAATCCGAATGCGAAACGAGGAGCAAAAAAGAAACGGTGATCGAAACCTGTTGGTCGTCGTCTGCGTCGTCGTCGTTTCTGCTGCGGTCGTCGCCGTAACGACGTCTTGGATTTGTTCGTACGTCCTCGACGGGTTCGCATCGTCGCAGACGATGGTCCTCCTTATCACCGACGCGGGTTTGAAATCAGACGACGCAAAGCTGGAGAGACAATTAACGACGGCGACCCTGGCGTTGCGTACTTGCCGCGATCTGGGAATGGCCCTCGCCGTCGGTTGCGCTATGGTCGGCGGGGCGGTCGGTTTCCGAATCTGGCGGGGTCGAGGCGGGTAACTATATAGGAGGAGGCCCGGGCGAGGTCGCCTGGAATGTTCGATTTTGTTGGGGTTTCTTTATGGTTTTACCCCATCAAATTATTTTGAAAATTACCCTTGTCAGAATGAAAATCATTCCCCATAAAAGAGGAGTACCAAATAAATCCTATGCCCAACCCTAACGAAAAACAGATCGCAACCGCCAACGCATTCCTCGCTGCGTTCAACGCCTACCAGGCGTCCACGCCGGTCAATCGCAAGGAAACCGAAAAGGCCCTCGACCTCGCCTTGATCGAATACCGCAAGGCCCATAAGCTTGGGTCCGCCAACGGCCTTCTCGATTGCATTAACCATTTTAACCAGACCCACGCCGTCTAATCTCCCCAACCCAAACCCAAACCCAAACCAAAAAAATGAGCAAGCCCGCCACCAAAACCACCGTCCCCCGCCTGTCCCTCAAGGGATTCAAAACCGTCCGCTGGATGAGCGAGGAGACGATCTGCTTCACCGCAACGCTCCTGCTCGACGGCAAGCCCGTCGCCGTCGCCTCTAACGAGGGCCACGGTGGTTCGACGTTCCTCCATTACTCTAACAAGGACGCCGAGGCCGTCGTCGATTCGATTGCCTCCTCCCTTGAACCCGAGGAGTACGGTTGGGGTTTCCTCAATCAGTACGGCAAGCGACTCTCGGCTGCCGACGTCGTCGATATCCTCGTCGAGATCGAGGACAAAAAGAAGGGCCAGGAGAAACTCCTTAAGAAGATGCGCAAGGCGGGCGTCGAATGCCTCGCCTACCTTACCAAGGACGCCAAATCCGGCGAATATCGGGCGTTCCGCAAGGGGGCCGTTACCGACCTCAACCGCCAGAAGTATACCGACGGCATCAAGGCAAAGCCCGATTTCCTGCGGTTCGTTTCCGATATGTCGGACGCCGAAATCCTCGCCCATTTCGCTGCTTAATCCCAACCGATCACAACCCGACTCTACTAACTATATGCCTGTCCCATACGAAACGACCTTCCCCTGCTATTGCTGCGGGAAGGACGTCAAACTGTCCAAGGCCCATTATATCGTTAGCCACGATGGTTACTCTTGGATGAGTCATACCGCCTTTATCGCCTATTGTGCGGAACGGAACGTACCGCATACCGACCCCAACGCCGACGCCCTTACGGGGTACGCCGGTTGCGGCTGGAGGCCCGAGACGTACGGCCCGTCGTGCTATGCCCGCGAAAAGAAACTCCATAAGGGGCGCACCGTCGAGGTTAAGGGATCGGACGGCCTCAAGTATCTCTTTATCGACGAATCCCAAACCGCCTAACCCCTAACCGATCATACCAAAATGCCTCTCGGATTTACCGACGCGGACCTCCGCGAATTCTTGGACGTGGCCCTCCTGCCCGTCCTGCTGGTCATCCTCGTAATCGGGGTCGCCAAGCTTTTCGACTAACCCAAAGGACAGGCGGGGCGTCGGGGGTTGATTTTCAAATCGCCCCTGCGCCTCGTCCTTTCCAAATCATACCTTAACAACCTATGCGTTACATATCCGTCTGCTCCGGAATGGAGGCCGCAACCGTCGCCTGGCACCCCCTTGGCTGGACCCCCGTCGCCTTTTCCGAGATCGAGGAATTTCCCAAAGCAATACTCCAATACCGATACCCCCAAATCCCTAATTATGGCGACCTCACTAAATACGACGAATGGCCCCTCGACCGTGGTTCAATCGACCTTGTGGTCGGAGGAACCCCTTGCCAAGCCTGGTCAGTTGCGGGCAAACGATTGGGCCTCGACGATCCTCGCGGTCGAGTCGCCCTCGCATATGCTGGCCTTATTGGAAAGCTTCTCCCCCGCTGGATTGTCTGGGAAAACGTGCCAGGCGTCTATTCAGCCGGAAAGCCCGGAGGGTCCGATTTCGCCGCCTTTGTCGGGACGTTGGCTAAACTCGGGTATCATATCGCCTACCGAACGCTTAATGCTGAATACTTCGGAGTCCCGCAGCGACGCCGCCGATGCATACTTGTCGGATATCTTGGAGATTGGCGACCTGCCGCGGCGGTTCTTTTTGAGCCAGAAAGCTTGCGCAGGGATATTAAGAAGGGCCGAAAGAAGGGGGAAGGAATTGCCTCCGGCCCTCAAGGCGGCCCTGGTCCAGGCGACCCAAGGGGTTGCTGGTGGGACGGAGGACAAACAAGCCAGACCCTAGACGCGGTCCTTTCCAAGGGCCAGACGATGCCGGACAAAAACCGTTTCCCTGCGGTCCTGCAACCCGTCTGCGCCACCGGCGAAACGACCCATACCTTGACGGCCTCGCCTCGCGGGTCCGAGGATGGGACGGGTCGAGGTACGCCGATTGTATGCGCCACAGGTTCGACGGCGCACGCCCTAACCGCCTCCTGCAACAAGGGGGCGACCGAGGACGGGACGGGTCGAGGTACCCCCATCGTTATAGATCGGGCTGCTTTTAACCAAGGGGTTAACGCCCAATACGAACCGCATATCGAGGCGACCGAGACTATGGATACCCTTATTTCCAAAGGCCCCCACGCCGTCGGGGTTCCTTACCGCAAAGCTAAACGGGCATCGTCGGACCAGGACGACGAAACCTGGGTCGAGGCCGATAAGGCGAATACCCTTAACCTTTTTGATCTCGGCGATACCCGCACGACGCACGCAATCGTCGAACCCTCCAAACCTTTCTGCGCCGACGTCGCCCCGACAATCACCAGCAGCGGCCCGCCTTTTTCGCGGACGGGTAACGAACGGACCGAGGCCGAGGCCCTCGTCGTACAACCTCAACCCATCGCATTCCAACCTGGCAACCTGGTCCGTCGGGCCGGTGCCGATCCCTCGACCGAGGCGTTTCCGACCATCAAATGCGACGCGGGCGACCAAGCCCCGCACGTTGCGTACCCCGTGGCGTTTGACGCATTTAACCAAACCGTATCAGATACGGCTCAGACGATAAACGCCGCAAGGACGGGAATCCAGCACGTCGGCGGGGTATTTAATCCCTCGCAAGCTATGGCCGTCCGTCGTCTAACGCCGGAGGAATGCGAGGCCCTCCAGGGGTTCCCCAAGGGGTATTCCCGTATCCCCTGGAAAGGCAAACCCGCCTCGGAATGCCCCGACGGCCCGCGTTACAAAGCTTGCGGCAATTCTATGGCCGTCCCCGTAATGGCCTGGGTCGGGCAGCGCATCGCCGAGGTCGATAAACTCATTTCCCAAACCAAACCCGAACAACCCAAACCCTAATCCACCCCCTACCTATATGGGCAAACTCCCTACCATTACCCGCCTTAACGCGGGGGAATATAAGCAGATCAAACTAACCAAACCGATTTGCGATTACCGGGCCAAGAATATCGAGGCCGTCCTCCCGCAGCTTATCGCCCTTAACGCCGCCGAAAAAACCCAAGTAGACGCGGCGACCGCCCTCGGCCTTTCCGTTAACACCCTCCGCAATTACCTGGCCGTCGCCCGTATCAAATGGCGCAACGTCCGACGTTATACCGTTAACCGTATCCGATAACCAACCTCCCCCGCCTACCAATATGCCCAACCCCCTGGCCCACCCCCCCGCTATGCTGGAACCGATCCGAACCGAACCCCTCCCCGCCCTCTGGTGGATGTTCCCTTGGTCGTACGTCCGATACCTCCGGCGCAACCTCCGTTATATGGAAATGATTGCCGACCTAGACGCCCGTATTATCCGTCGCCAGGACAAACGTATCGAGGAGCTTAACGACGGTATCGAACGCCTGTCCGAGATCGTCAACCGACGCCCCCCAGAATAATGATTCAGCCCGACCTTTTCGACCGCGACGAGGGGGCCGTAACCAAGGTCCTGGCGAAACTTTGTTACGCCTTTGTCTGCGTAAATTACCGCGTCCTTACCGGCGATATCATATCGCCCAAGGCGGGCCTACCCTTGGCAAGGTTGATCTGTAAGGATTACAAAAAGGAAATGGAGGAGGCCGGGGCGACCTCGGTCGAATTCTCCCCTTACGTTGCGGCGGGGGGTTGGGTCGGGCTAATGTATTCCTACCGATTCAATAACCGCCTCCTTTCCTTCTCAATCGTCCCCCGACCCGTCGAAAAATAATGCGCCGCCTCCTTACGATCCTCCTCTCAACCTTTGCCGCCTGGTCGCGGGCTTCCGAGGACGCCAAGCTTCTGGAGGCCGTCGCCCTGGTCGAAACCGGAAACGATCCTTATGCGGTCGGCGACCGGGGGCGTTCCTTGGGCAAATACCAAATGGGGGAACGGGCCTGGGCCGAGGCGAATGATTGGCTGCGCCATAATAACAAACCGACGATACCTCGGTCGGAATGGGGTAATCCCAAGGCCCAGGATAAGATCGCCTCGGCATTCCTCCGCGTCTGTCGGGATCGGTTCGCCCGCTATGGCGTCCCTTCCCCTACCCCGGCCCAGCTTGCGACCGTCTGGAATCTCGGGTTTCAAGGCGCCAGAAACCGAGGGTTTCGTCCTAACGATTACGGCCTCCGGGTAAGTAATTTATATTTTGCAAGGCGACGTTAGCAGCCCGAGGTTTCCCTTAATGCCCAAAGGACCGACGCAAATCGACGACCCTATCCTTATCGCGGTGGACCCTGGGGTTAATGGCGCTTTTGTTTGGTCTGAATCTGGCCGGGTCCACGTCGCCAAGATGCCGCCTACCGCGTCCGATATCGCCGACCTAATCCGATCCCTCGCAATCAAATCGTCCTTGATTGAGCTGCATTTGGAAAACCCGTCGAAAGGCGGTTGGGGGCCGGTTTCGTCCGATACCATTGGAAAGCTTTTCGAGCAAATCGGCGGGATTCGTTACTCCGGCCTGGTGATCGGTTGGAAAGTTAACCTCGTCGCCCCGCAAACCTGGCAATCCAAGATCGGGATTAAAAAGGATTACGGGGAATCCAAAACCTCCTTTAAAAACCGCCTAAAGCAAAAGGCCGAGGAGCTGTTCCCCGATCATCCGGTAACCCTTTGGAACGCCGACGCCCTCCTTATCTACCACCTGGCCGCAAGGCGTTTGATCTAATTTCCTATGCAACCCGATAACAATAACCCCCAATCCAGCGCCGCCTCGGCCCTGGTCAACGCAATCCGCGACCTCCAAAACGTCGCCGCCAATAAGACGGTTAAGGCAAACTTTACCGCCCGGTACGTTTCGCTCGACGTCCTCCTGGACGCAATCAAACCGATCCTGCATCGCCACGGGTTCGCCTTGCGCCAGGTCCTGGTATCCGAGGAGGGCCGCGTCGGGGTCCATACCCATTTTCTGCATATCGACGGGTCGGTATTCGACGCCGGTAAGCTTATGTTTAAGGCCGACGGGCTTACCCCGCAGCAGATCGGTTCCGGACTAACTTATGTCCGGCGCCAAAGCATACAAACGGCCTGTTGCGTAAGTACGGACCTTGACGACGACGGCGCCTCCGCGTCGAAACAACCCAAGGCCGCCCCCGCAGCTCCTAACGCCCCCTGGTATTCTTTCCTTACCGCGGTCGAGGCCGAGAGAGCGCATTCGTACCTAGTCGCCAAGAAATGGCTGCCGGAAACCGCCCAGGACCTCGCCGAGCTTCCCAAGGACAAGGTCGATATGATCTTGGGCAATAAACCCCAATTCCTTAAGGCAATCAAATGAGTAACCGCGCCCCCCACGGTGCCGCCAAGGCCGCCGCCTATATGGCGTACGAACAAAACATTATCGCCCGTAAGGCCGCCCAGGCGATGGGCGTCCGGACGAATTCGGTATACCACGCCGCCCGACGTTGCGGCCTCCCCCTTAAGCCCGCGACGGCCAAACCGACCAACGCCTGGAGGAACGGGGGCCGAGGATGAGCAGATACCAGGCGCTTGGTAATTTCGTTTACGAAAACGGAAACCGGATCGGTTGCACCGTCGAGGAGGCAACCGTCGAGATCGCCCGAAAGCTTAACGCCTACCAAATGAGGATCGAACGCCTTAAGCAGGAAAACAAACGCCTAATCGCCGAGGTAGAACGCATTAAGAAAGAGGGCGGTCCGGATTGGGTTGTTATCGGAAACGGGGGCCGAGGATGATTAATCCTAATCGATACCGCATCGTCGTATCGGTCCAGGATAACGATAAAGGCGAATACGTCCTTTACGAGGATTACGCCCGCCTTAAGGCCGAGGCCGATAGGCTAATGGATTTTACGACCCGCACAATTATCCCAAACGAACAATTAAAGGCCGAGGTCGAGGCGCAGCGCCATATGATCGCCGCCCTCCGGGAAGCTGGCGACGGCCTATGGTATTGCCTCCGGCATCGTAACGCCGTTTCCCCCGAGGAGCGTAACGATGCGATTTCAGAATGGACGGAAACCCGCGACGGACTAAAGGGTAACGACGTATGACCGATCCCGACTCAAACCATATCCAGCGCCTTGGGTTTAACGCCTGGGCCGACAACCTAATCGTTAACGTCGTCGAGGACCTTAAGGGCCAACGCCCTTTCGACCACGATCTCGAAACCGAGGACGTTACCGTCCTTGTCCGCGTTATCGGCGACGACCTTACCGCCACGGTCCGGGCTTACGTCCCTGGGTCGGGTTGGTATTACCACGACCGAACCCTTAAGCTTAAGGAAGGGAAGCTGCCTTGAGACTAACCCCCGCCAAGGCGCCGATAGCTATGCAAGCTATGTTGGCGAAAATGCCGAACCGATGTTACGCCCTTATCCTGGTGATCGACGGGCGGGTCGAAAACCCGGAATTTGTCGTCTGGGATCGGGATTCCTTTAACGAGGAGCTTTGGAAAACCCTTAAGAGAGGTATCCGGGCCGCCGGGACCCATATTGAGTTTTA